GATCAGAACTTTACCAATGCCGACCATACTAAACTCAACAGCATTGAAACTAGTGCGGATGTCACTGACACGACAAATGTCGTAGCGGCTTTAACGGCTGGTTCTAATGTTAGTATTGCTAGTAACGGAACTATCTCCTCTACAAACACGAATACAACATATTCTGCTGGAACTGGGATCTCGTTAAGCGGAACTACGTTTTCTCTTACGGATACAGCTTCTAAGCTATCACTATCTGGTGGCACACTAACAGGAACTCTCACTGCGAGAGATGTCAAGATAGGTAGCGATTACCATCTACAACGCTCCAACCACCATTCGGGTCACCTTGAAGGTTCCTACAATAATGTTGGTGCAAATGGCAGTAAGAGTAATCCAATTTATACAATTGGTTCAAGCTACAATCCTACAGATGCTGCTCTAAGCAATATGTATGGGATAGGCTATAGCCACACAGATGCTTCCTTCATTAGTATGACCGGAGCTTCTGGTTGGGGTATGTATGTTGCAGCCGATGGGGACGCGAGGGTTTTTCTTGGTGGATCTAATGGTGTTATATCTTCTACAGGAGAACACTATGTTGGCTCTAGTAGGGTGTTCCATGATACTTACCATCCAAATGCAGATACGCTCACTACTGCAAGAACAATTGCATTAGGTGGAGATGTTACTGGTAGTGCTAGTTTTAACGGCGGTTCAAATATTACGATATCTGCATCACTCGCGTCTGGTTCAGTCGGAGCAAGTGAAATTGCAGCTAATGCAGTTGGATCAAGTGAGATCGCCACTAACGCAGTTACTTCAGCCAAAATCGCGGCTGACGCAGTTGGGGCAAGTGAGATCGCAGCTAACGCAGTTGGTGCTAGTGAACTTAATGTAAGTGGAAATGGAAGCACATCTCAGTTCTTGAGAAGTGATGGTGATGGCACATTTACATGGGCAACTCCAACAGATACGAACACTAACACAACCTACTCCGCTGGTAGGGGATTAGATCTTAGTGGAACTGAATTCCAATTAGAGACTGATCTCAGAGATAGTATTAGTTATATTGGTTACGATAGTAATGATTACATTCAGTGGTCCAATAACAGTTCTGTTAGAGCGGTAGTCGCGGGGACACAAAGACTTATTGTCGGCACTTCTGGTATTGATGTTACAGGAAATGCTACTGCTGACACTTTTAGAACTGACACTAATAATGTTAATTATAATTTATTAACACGGAACCATAGTAGTAGCACCCTATATGTTCAAGCGGCTCAATCGAATAGCATACAAGGCATCGCTTCATTTAGGTATGGTAGCACCGCAGCAGCACAAGGAACTGAGGTTTGTGCTATAAGAAGGAACTCAAGCTACTTTATTAACACTAAATTAGGTGTGGGGACAAACAACCCCTCATCGACCCTAGATGTTTCTGGAACGGTTAAAAGTTCTGGTGATGTTGAAGTGACATCCTCTAGTGCGGGTGTAATATTGAAAGCTCCTAATGGATATAAATGGCGCGTTACCGTAAATAATAGTGGCATGATTACCACAACTAATGTTTCCTAAAACTATTTCAACAAAATTAACTAATATACAAAACAATGGCTATACCAAGAGAAACTCCGTTTACTGTTTCACCCACACCAGAAAAAACTTTTAATTCTGTGTGGGTTAAAAACATTAATATTCACTGTCCACAGACTAACGAGGCTGGGAATACTGATGGGAATATTACACTTGAATTAGTTCCTTATAATAATTCAGACGGTTCTGAATCGATTTATGTTCCTTCGGGAACGGAAGGAGTTGAGTTCTTAACTGTTCCCACCCCTCCCGAATCAAGCAAATCCTTTTGGGATTCTGTCAATGAGGTTCCCGAAGTTGCGGCAGCGATGAATGCAATTATTGCTGCTGTAGCTCCACTTAGAGCGTGGATTGAGGAACAGAAAGAATCTTTTGCGGAAGAGCAAGAAGAGTCTCCCGAATAATATTTCTTTTTAAAAGCCTTGAAAAACAAAGAAGGCAACTTTATTTTACTTGGATATGACAATTGAATTCACTGACGAAGAAAGAGACGGTATTATCCAACTCATCGACCTTGCTGTAAAGAACCCTGTATCGGGGGGCTTGAAGGTATCACAGGCTGCTAGTTTCCTTGCTCAAAAATTTATTGACCAAGCTCCTCCACAAGAGGGGAAGGAAGAGAAAGAGGGAGAGAAGCCTAAAATTGAAGTAGCATAATGCCCATACAGAGGAATCAACCCAGCCCTCAGAGGCAGACAGTCCTCACATTCGTATCTCCGAATGTGCAGGATTTATTGTTCTTTGAAACAATAGATGCTCAGAGGGTTGGGAAGAAACCTCCTGCATATGGAACTCCGCACCCTGACACTGTAAACTTTCCTGATCACACTTTAGCGTATGTAAAACAGGCTGATCCTAATGGTCAGTTTTATTATTACTATTATGCAAACACGAGGACTTCTCAGGATGATTATAACTTTGAGTATGCTCAATCTAGCTTAGGTCAGACCAAGTTTGATACTGTAGTAAGGACATACATAAGCTTACGTTCTTCGTTTACAGAAGACGATAGCACGGTGGTAGCGGGTTCTCCGATGCCTACCGCCCCCGCTGCGGCTAATTTTTCGGGGAAAGGTTATGTTCTAATGGGTCGCCAACAGAAAAGAATTGGTGATCGTGAGCTAGACGGGATCTTTGTTGTAGAGCAAAGAACTTATTTTGTTAGGGCGACTATCGAGACTCTCAAGTGGGACGACCTCTCCCACCGAAATCTCAAAAGCGCCTTAAAGTATTACTACACGGGAGAAATACCAACTGGTCAACCTACGGGGCAAACCAAAACAATTGATGAACTTATACTAGACCCCGATAATGATTGGTGGAAAACGACATTAATAACCCACGATGCAGAGTCTAATTTAAAAGTTGCTGCTTACAGAGAAGGGAGACAGATATCCACTGATTGGTATGAAGTTGTAAAGCAAGAAACAATCGCTGGTGTGGGGTCGGGTAACACGATTCTAGTGGATGAGTATTTTACCAGCATGGATCACACGTTCCCGCCTGTTTTAGAGAGTATAAATGTTATTGGTTACGAGCGACATGATGGACAGGTTTTGGCTTTCCCTGAGTATCACATGAACCCCGAAGCATATCGAGGTCCATGTAAGACTAAAGTAACCGTTCAGTATTCGACCACTAAGTTTACTGGGGTAGAAGCAAAAGCAATGGTCCCACAATCATTCACTTTTGGAACTCCCTACGTTCGTATTTCCGTTCCGCCATGTCTAATGAATGGTGGTTTTGTTAGATGCACAACTGGAACGGTAGATCCAGTTTACAAATACACCATATACAATAAACAGTTACCTGTAACTACTCCACCTAATTTAAATCAAATAGCTTCTACAGGACTTGTTGCTAGAGACAAACAAGAACCTTCTAGGGGTGGTTATGTGAGAACTACTTGGACGGTATTCCCACCCCAATTTTAGTGATGGCTAGAGAAGGATTTTTTCAAAAGATAAAGAGCTTTCTCTTTGGGGAAAGCGAAGAAGCTATCAATGAGTTCTCACAACCAGAAGAAGCTGACGTTTCTATTCAAGATGCTGAGATTTCAGAGATTCCTTCTTTTAAGTTTTCTCCAACGACAGAAGGAACATCAGATGCCCCCGCTGAATTTTATACTCATAGAGTAGATGTGGGTAGGGAAGCGCCCCCTATTCCCGAACAATATCGTGTAGAACACGAACCTTACAGATACGAACCAGACGGTGATAAGAGGGTGTGTATTTCAAAAGCACACTTATACGAGATGCACCCTAAAAACGGAACTTGTGTTGAGCTGCACGAGTTAGAACCTTTAAAAATAAAAGCGGATCGGGAGTGTGTTATCTATTCAGAATTCAATACTGACGAGCAGGGAAAAGTAATCGCAGACCCCGATAATCCAGATGGTGCGTTGTATAGATTAGCGAAGAGTAAGGAGTTACCGGATTCTACTCAGTTTGAACTACCAGATGAAAGTGGATATAATGGTAAAGAAGGAAAATACGCCGTCCCTATTGTTTGGGTAAAAGATGGAAAGCTTTATCGTCACCAGTGGAACGAAGAGACGGATGGCAGAGAGGCTAGATTGTATGGGGGTCTAGAAGGAATTAGGGGTCCACTCCATTGGCATAGGGGCTATAATAAAATAAAAAACTTAGGGGGCGGTAAAAATGTTTACAAGAAATATGTCCGAGATGGCAAAGATGAAAAAGAATTTAGGAGTATAAATGAACGGGGGCAGGAGGGTCTTTCATCTCCATTTACAGGAGAGGCTCAAGTAAAAGTAAAGTATAACGCTGCTCAAGCAGATGCCTCTGAAATTCATGTCACGGGAAATGAATTCAACAAGCATTGGAAAATAGATGGTAAGGGTGTTGCGGTTGTCGAAGACGGACTCGTTACCTGTTTAAATGACCTTACTTGTGTAGAGCTTAACAAGACTACTGTTCTGTCTGCTGCATCAGGAACTACTACTGTTTTAACGGCAGGATCTACAACTTCTGTAGCGCAAGCGCCCACTGCTACTAACTTCACTGCGGTCTTGACTAGTTCGGGAACGGTCACTGTAGCCTTGGAACCTCAACCTAGCAACATGGCTACTGTCGTGTCGGCTGGGGCAGTAACCACTGCCGCCGCTCCAGTTACAGCAGGGAATTTAGACACTGTTGTCGGGGTTGTGGATGTGACGTATACAACTACTGCAGCGCCCGTCACAACAGGTAATTTTACTTCAGTCTCTGGGGTGGCTACAACCACAACTGTAGCGGCTGGTGTTACAACGGGTAACATGACTTCCGTAATTGCTTCTTCTGGAACTACAACGGTCGCTTCCGCTGTTACATCTGGTAACATGGCTTCCGTTCTATCTTCCTCTTCGACCACACCTGTTGCATTGGCTCCAGATTCGACAACCGACATGGTAACGGATGTTTGGCGTGGTGGGGCAGCTACTACGGCTGGTGGGATGTCTATCGTGAAAGTCGCAGCTTGTGGTAACACAGGGGGAGAAGATGACGTTTGTTATTGGGTGATGGGGGTTATCGCGCAGGGGGCATTTGAAAACTCACCTCCCACATTCCCGTCCTTAATTACAGGAGCTACCACTACGAGTGTTGTTAAATCACTAAGCACCACTAATGTTGTTGATGCGGGGAGTCCTGTAAGTGTGGTGCAATCTGTCCCAACAACAGATGTCATCAGTGCGGGGAGTCCTGTAAGTGTGGTGCAATCTGTCCCAACAACAGATGTCATCAGTGCAGGAAGTCCAGTAAGCGTGGTGCAATCTGTCCCAACAACTACGGTTCTTAATTCGACAACTCCTGTAGATGTTGTGCAATCTATCCCAACACACTCACTTGCTTATCAAGTAGCCCTTGAGCCTAGTTTGACCGTTGTTACTTCCACTACAGGAGTAAGTGTGCTTTCTTCCAGTTCAACAGTATCTGTTGTAGCTAGTTTGCCTACTTCTGAAGTCGCTACGGCAGGAAGCACTGTCAATGTAATAAAAGACTTGAATCCTGTGGATGTGGTCACCTCAACGAATACTGCGGCAGTTTTAACGACAGGAACAACTGTAGAAGTTTACGCCCCAACGGGAAGTCTTAGTGAACCAATTAAGGTGGTTGAATGCCCCACAAGTAACTTGTGTCCAGAATAGGTCAGATTGGCCCATACCTTGACTATTAGTTCTTTTTCCATTAAACTAGGGTATGGCTACCCTTACCGTAGCGGGAGTTGAAGAAGCCCTGTCAAAGTTTAAATCCGTTGGTTCCTCATTTATACAGGAACTTAATCTAGTATTGCCTCGTTTATATGCAATGGGGATGTGGCGGGATCTCCTGTATGAAACGACGATATCTACTACAGATGGTAATTTTACGCTGCCAGATGATGCCGAGGCAATTGTTTCAGCTCTTATGGATGACGATCCTGTCAAAGCGCAAAGTCAATTCCATGATTACAGGATCACTGGGAGGAATAGAGACGGCAATACTTTAGCTGGATTTGGTATAATTGATGACGGGTTAGCTCCTACAGTCAACGAACTAGAAGCTGGCAAAACCTACGGTATTCATGTTATGCCTGTTGAGCCGCAACAATCTATCCCCAGAACTAGTAGTAATTTTATTACTGTTACGGGGCTAAACACTAGCTCCGCACTAACTACCTATACCCCCACTTTTGATACGGCTGCTGCTACTACTTCTTCTTCCTTCGCGTTTACTGACGTTATAGAAATTAGGAATGGGGATTCTTCCCTCAAAGATCCAGTGAAGATTGTAGCTATTAATACTGCTGATGTTTCAGATAGGCTTGAGTTAGGCACTGTTCAAGAAGCTAATAAAGTAAACGCATATAGAAGATATAGGATATCCAATAGTTCTTCTGTGAAGAAGACATTGCGCGTTTTAGTTAAACGGAAGTTCAAGCAGCTAATTAACTCTTACGATACGGTTAGACCGAGTAATCTCAATGCTATTAAACACGGTCTTCTCGGTAGTGTGGCTGAAGAAAATGCAGACCTTGAACGTGCGAATTACCATTGGAACGTGTGCAAACAATTACTCGATGAAGAGCTAGATGCGTATCGAGGGGAAGCTAAACCAGTTTTACGATTTGATCCTAGTGGATCAGGATCAAGAATACCTAACCTACTATAAACTATGATTAACTACATTTTAGAAAACCGAGACAGTCTTATTTCCGTTGCCACTGCTGTGGTGGCAGCAGCCTCTGCAATTTGTGCTTTAACTCCCACTCCTAAAGACGATGGGCTTGTGAGAAAGCTCTATATCATCCTTGAATGGGCGGCGTTAAATATCGGAAAAGCGAAGAAATAAAATGATCAGGGCAATTGCTGCCGCATTAGAGGCTTATGTTCTATACATAAAACTAAAGCACCGAAGATATGTTTACGAACTGGAAGATGAGATTGATGAGCTTGCTGCCGATGGTAGCCCTGCTGCAAAGTTGCGGCTGGAGCGGGTTGCGAAACGACTCCACCGTGAACTCAAGCGCACTTAATGACCCCCCAACAATTACGTTGATCGAGGGGGAAACATACCAGTTTTGTGAGGGTAGTTTAGTTGGTAGAGAAGATCACAAATTCCACAGTGATTACAGTTATCGAAGGGCAATTATTATAGGGAGCAAATGATTAAGGGTTTTTTAAAGGCAATAGAGGATGGAGTCGCTAGTTTAAACTTCGACCCCGAAGGGGGCGGTTATGACTATGCCACTGCAAAAGCGCATGGCTTAACAAAAGATAAGGACGGTCATTGGCCTAGCAGGAGTCCTAAAACGGGGCAAATACTGAAAGGACGAAAACATAAAACGTGGAAGGAAACAGAAGAGGGGGAGGCAAAGGCAAAATACGTTATCTTTAAAGACCCCAAAAGAGGGGGTAAATATTTTTCAAAAAAAAGAGAATGAACTCTTCTAAACTAATCGACACCCTTTTAGGGACTTTAACACCAACCATAGCCGTAGCCGCATCTATGCAAGAGCAAATGGAGTATTGGCTCCGTGTAATATCTTTAATACTGGGTATCGCAGTAGCTGCGGTATCCCTCTATAGATTGATTTTTAAGAAATGATAGGGCTGGCAATAGGACACTCAAGGAGGGGGGACTCCGGCGCTTACACAGTTGGTAAGCCCAGCGTTAGTGAACACACGTTCAACACCGAATTGATTTCGTTAATTATACCGAAACTAAAAGTTCCGTATAAAATATACGACGACTACAAAGCGTCTAGTTATGTTGGGGCGATGAATTATGTATCGCGAAAAATGAGGGAGGACGGTATAGATGCGTGTATAGAACTCCATTTTAATTCTGCTGGGCCAAAAGCAACCGGACATGAATGGTTATATTGGGAGACTAGTAGAGGTGGAAAAAAATTAGCTTTGAAATTGAAGGAAGCAATGGACGAAGCGTATCCTGATTTAGCGTCTCGCGGGGTCAAAGCAAGGGGCAAGGGATCAAGAGGTGCTATGTTTCTCCGTAAGACTCCTTGCTATGCTTGTATCGCGGAGCCGTTCTTTGGATCTAGTCAATCTGATGTGGATCTAATACAATCAGATTTAGATAAGTTAGCCTCAGTTTATGCCGAAGGAATAAATACATTCTATGAAAAATGATTATACCCAAGAGTATACGGGTAGCGGGGCAGACAATTAAGATTCGTTTCTCAGATCTTAGTGACGAGGATTTGTATGGTTACTATAGTCACGAACGAAAAATTATTTTTATTGCTGACCATTTAGAAGGGAAAGCCCTTTTAAGCACTGTTCGCCATGAGTTGATGGAAGCATCACTATGCCTGTCGGGGGTGGGATTTTGTGAGACCTTTGAGCAGGAAGCTGTGGTGCGGTGTATGGATGAAGTCTTCTTTCCTGCCTACGAGCGTTTGTTGAAACGAGTAGGAAAGGATGAGTAGGAAAAAATTACCAAAGCATTTCAAAAGATCCAATGGTATGTTGGTCTTTACGCCCACTAGTGACCATGTCAAAGAGGCTTTTGAACGTAGTGAAAAGCTGGGGGTTTTACCTAATTCTTTTACCCGAGGAGCTGGGCGCATGACGGGTTTCTTGGGGGAGGTTGCGTTTGAATGTTTATACCCTCAAGCTATTTATGAGGGAGATGAATCTTTTAAACACGACTATGTTCTCGGTAACCGGACGATAGATATTAAATCAAAAAGCTGTGCTGGGGTTCCGCAACCCCACTACACAGCTTCTGTTAATTGTCCCGAAGGAAAAAAGTTACCCGCTAAAGCTTATTTCTTTGTTCGTGTCCGTAAAGATTTTCAGAAGGCTTGGCTTCTAGGTTGGGCTACTGCCCTTACTATACAGAGGAAAGCCGAATATAAACTTCGGGGGGAACCCGATGAATACGGATTCACATATAAAGTGGATGGGTATCATTTGCCGATTTCATCTCTTAGAAAGGCTGGTTCTCTAAAGTGACCTCTTCATAATCAATATCGAACGGTGATGTAACATCTATTATCCAGATCTTACCACTACCTTTACCAACAGATTTTATGGGTCTAGTAGTTTTACTATGTTTACCCACATCTTCTAAATGTGACAATCCGTTGCGTATGAAGTCTATCTTATTAGAAGCCCCCAGTGGTCGCCCTCCATTGTATGAGTGCAATGCAACTTGAAGTTCTAGGATCGTTCCTCGCCACGAAGCCATCTTCTCGTTTTGTTCTCTACACGCTTTAGCAAAAAAGTCTATTAGTTCCGATACTTGAGATCTGCTGGAGTTATCGAAGGCAGCGTAGGAAATACTCCTGTCTATAAAGCTCTTAATACCAAATCTATCATCGTCTAATACCGCTTCTGGGGGTTTCCAATCCATCAGCCACTTAGCAAAGTGAGGAAGTTCTTGTGCGATTATACTTTCTAGTTCTACCTTTTTTGGGAAAGCGAACGGTTCTTTACACACCCTAAAAGCCATTAGTTTATCCTTATTGCTAGAGTCCATTGTCGGCAGCACACTCATCGAG